GACTCTGCCTCATTTATATGCCGAGCTGTCTGTACCAAATTCAACGATTGTTTTTTGTCTTTTGCACGTTTCATAAGATAATAGGTATCAACACCAATGCAATGACCACCCACCAATCCAGGATAGACCTTTGCAAAGTTCCATTTACTTGCAGCACATTCTGTGACTTCATTGATATTTATTCCCTCTGATTTACAGAAATCCGCATATTCATTTGCCAATGCAATTAAGACATCACGTTGCACATTTTCATACATTTTTGCCGTTTCAGCTATTTTTATACTTGATACCTCTATTACAGGCGCATCAAGAATAGTTGAATAAATATCTCTCATAACATTTAAAGATTCTATATTTGAGGCAGAAATGATTTTGGGAGTGGATACTATCCTATGACAATCATCCCCCACGTTAATTCGTTCAGGTGAATATCCGACTGAAAAATCCTCATTAACTTTCATCATAGAATATTTTTCCAAAATAGGTATACATAATTCTTCGGTTGCTCCGGGAAATACTGTTGATTCAAAAATCACAATATCACCACGTTTTAAAATTTCACCAAGCGACTTACAGACGTTCTTCAATGGTTCCAATTCTGGAAGTTTATTTTCATCAATACCCGTTGGAATACAAACAAAGAATACATTGCATTCCGTCAAATCTGAATATGTGGAAGTTAATAAACTTCGTTGTAATGCCATTCTTATGTTATGCTGATTTTCACATTCTCGATAATCAACTCCATCTTTCAATTGAGTAACACGAACCGTATCCTTGTCTATACCAATACAAGGGAAGTATTTGGATAAAAGACAAAATAAGGGTAACCCAACGTATCCTAATCCAATAACGGCTATATTTATTTCCTTTTTCATTCCGATGCTTTTGCCTTATGATTGATATTCATTTAATATTGTCCATATTTTGTAAGAGTTTCACGCAATGTCTTTAAACACTAAAAACATTTAGTCTAAGTGTAAAACACAAAGCGTGAACTGTTTTGCCACACTTAACTTGAAGGTCGTAGGAAACCTTGGATACAGATGCAACAATAGCAGCCCACGCTATAGCGTGAGAACCACTATGCTATCCTTGTATCCAATTTGAAAATTTCCTACGTTTTCAAGCACAAGATGAGCATAACACTTCTTTCTTTTCTAATATGTCTTGGAAAGAGTTGCCTCAATCCATTTGCAAAATTACAAAAAAGCCGCAATAAATCATCTCAATACAGGCGAATTATTACGACCTATTCATTGAAATAGAATATCCTGACTTTATAGTCTTAATCCTTTTTTTCGCTTCTTCTTCCTGCGCAACATTTCCGCCATCTCCAGATTGGCTTCCGCATCGGTGGCGTTACAGGATGAACCGTGACCGTTTAGCAATCCTAATGAACCGCTGACAAGTTCACCTCTTGCTGTATCGGAAGTTGCGTTTGGCGTATCTGTTGTACAGACTTTCGGTATCAGATTCATACGTTCCCCATACCTGTTGCGCTGTAAGGCAGCATCAATCGTGGGATAACTGAAACGCCTGTCCACCTTGGAGCCGTTGAAATGGTAGCCATTCTTGGAGAATACCACACCCTGTATTTCGTCCGTCTGTCCTCTGTGACTGAAATGCACTTCCGCTCCTTGCCGTTTCAGATTGGCGACAAGCACGTTCCAGTTTCCACATCTGCCGACCTCCGTTTTAAGGATGTCGTAAAGCTCGTACTTTGTCTTATCCGGCTCTTTCAGTCGGTTACGTTTGACATTCTCCTTGCCGTTTGCCATGTGCAAGCCGTATTTCAAGGTAAGTTCCTTGCAGATACGGGTGTTGCGTAGACGCTCGTGCTTGTCGGATATGGTATTGCCGTTGTTGTCTATGCGGTTGAAGGCGATATGCACGTGCGGATGCTCCTTGTCGAAGTGCCGAGCAATGAAGAACTGAGTGTTCCGTATGCCCATCCGTTCCATATATTCAAGGGCGATACCAGCCATAGTACGATTCGTCAAACGTGGTTCATCCTCTTTTGAGAAACTCAATGCGATATGTCCGACAGGCTTCGCCACCTTGTCGTTTACCCGTGACTGGGCATTGAAACTCATGGCAATGGTTTCTTTGTCCTCCATGAACAAGCCCTCGTATGCGACAACTTGGGCATTTTTGTTCTTGTCAAGGATATAATCCACCACACCCTTAAAGTCGCTTCCCTTTACGATTTTCGCCATCATATACCTATCTTGGTTAAGAGTTCGTGAATCCTTGCTACCGCCACCTTGCAGTCCCACCTTTCATCGTGAAAGCCTCCGGCGTTTGCCTTGTGCGCAAGCTGGTTGAGATTGTTCGCCATACCACAGAGCTGGCGGATGTATCCAGCGTGTTCCTCCGACAGCCGTTCTTTCACATGACCGTTGCAGAAACATTCCCTCATATATTCACTTGGTGATACTCCAGCCTCATGCGCCCGTGTCAGCAGACGGTAGTAGTCGGCTGTCGCCATCTTCACCGCGACACGGTATTTCAATTTCTCGGTCGCTTCTTTCTTGGGGCGACCTCCCTTGTTACGTTCCTTGTTCTGTTCCATATTTCACTTCTTTTAATTCTGTTACTGATTATACTGTATAGACCAACGGGATTCCTCCTTCCGAAACTTTGGAAGTGGGTAGCAAGCGGTTTCGGTACACTCGAAACACAAACTTGCTACCTCCCAATCCTTCATGGATAAGTTTTGAGCATCTCCTGTTTTTCTTGTTCGGAATGTCATAATCCTAACCCTTTCCTCTTGGGTTTTACGATGGCTCGTGGAGGCGGATTTACAACTAAATTCTGCCGCTTATCACACAGGAAATCGTTCAGGTCTTTATGCCCGTTGTAGTTGTCGGAGAAGTCTCGGATACGTCCGCTGAACTCTCTTGCCAAATCCAAGTATGCATTTCTTCCTGCCTCGTCATTGTCAAGCAGGCAGTGGATGCGCTCGTACCCGTGCAGCACATCTATGGTTTTGGAAACATTGGCAACCGAATTGAGGATGACATAATCCTGCCCGTCAAGGTCAGGCATGGTCGGGCAGTTCTTCATCCGCAACGTGAGGAATGACAGGTAGTCCATCATACCTTCGAACACGAGACATTTCTCTCTCGGTTCTCCCTGCTGACGGATGTGGCTGATGTCCTTAGGTGCAATGCAGCCCTTGAAGAATCGGTTGCGCACTTCATATCCTCCTGCCACATTCGGGAAGCCGATGGCGAAGTAAGGCTTGTCGTTATGGATGAAGTGCAGTTCCTTACATTCCAATCTTGCCAAACCTGTGTTTATGCCCCTTTCCTGCAAGTAGCGGAGCAACGCAGGATGGGTAAGTTCTCCTACCTCCAACTGTTGGAAACTCGGTTCAAATGACTGCTGGCGAAAAGAGAAAGATACGGGACGGATGTGCGGTACTCGCTCCGCTATCTTGTTTAGCAGATAAGGTACATAGTCGGTTGCGTATAGTTCCTCTGCCAACGCAATGATGTTACCGCCTTTGCCAAGCCCGTAATCGAACCACAGGTTGCGGTCGGTGTTCACCTTGAACGAGGCTTCCGTTTCCTCCCGGAACGGGGATTTATACCAAAGGCTGTTGCCTTGTTGTTTGATGGGCGAGTAGCCCAAACTTTGCAGATAGTCTGCAATGCGAATGTTCTTTACTTCTTGTATGTTCATATTTCTATGGTTTGATGATAATTGTAAAACCGATGAATTGATGAATGCGTATGCCAAACTATTGGATGGCAACCTTATACGTTCTCATCATTGTTTCATCAAAGCACTTACCAAAAGAGAAAATCATCATCTGCCTTATTAGGCATGGTCTGTCTGACCTGTTTTCTCTCTTCATCAGTAAGTTGTATTTGATGAATGTTTGATGAGGATGCAAACCTTTATCTATCAGTGTAGTTATATATCTATTCATCATTTCATCAAAATAATCAGAGCGCTGCCAATTGTTCTCTTGTTATGGTATAGAACCGTCCTATCCTCCGTATGGGAGAGTAGCGGCATTCTCGGGTATAGTCCACTTGATAGGTGGAGTAGGTAAGTGTATTCGGTGCAGGAGTTAGTTTCCAACATTCCTGCAAAACCTTACGTACTTGATGCTTCTCCACCTTTACCTGCGAGTGTATCAGCAAAAGAAGAAGGTCGTTGTAGCAGAAAGAGAAAGTATCCGTACCTATACTGTCCATGATGTCAAGGATAAGTTCGTGCATCTCTATCTCCAATCGGTTGCGGTTGCAGCGGACAATCTTCTGCAAGGCTTCGGTATGCAGTAATGATGGAGCAAACCACATACGGCTTTCCTTTTCGGTGGAAAGTTGTCTGTGTTGCAGGAAATGCAGAAAGGCAGGTATTTCCGTTTTCAGTTTTTGCAGGAAGTCGGTATCATCGGACTGCAAGCGGTCTATCTTGCGCACCCAATAGCGTGTTTCCCCTGCATCTATGATTACGGGTAGATACTCGTTGTTGGAGCATAGCACGAACTTGGCAAAGAATGCTATCTCGTCACGATCTTTGCCTTTGGCTTCCACCTTGTAGGAAAGTGTGGTACTGAGGTTCTTCAATCTCTCGCTGTCCTCCCTGCGGTTGAGCAGCACCTCATCCACCACGATAAGGAGTTTGCCCGCCCAATCGGAATTGAACTGGCTGCGGAAATCCTCGTTGGTGTTGAACGTGACATTGTTCTGAAAGAGGGTTTTCAGGAAGTTGAGAAACGTACTCTTGCCTGTATTCCGTTCTTCTGACACCAGTAGCAGGATAGGTAGTTTTTGTACGGGTTGCAGATAGAGCAGTTGCAGATAGTCCATTCCCAACTCATATTGCTCCCCGAAGATGTGCCTTACCAAAGATTGGATATGCGAGAAGTCCCCCTCTTTTGGTTGGTGGTCTATCGGTTCATAGAGGTTAAGGAACTTACCGACCACGGGACGGTAGCCGATGTGTTCGGGTACGGTGCAGAAACCGTCATACTTGGGTACACTGCCGATGTAGTCCTTGCCATAGTCTTGACGCAGGGTCTCGTTGTTCCACGGGATGCGTTTCTTTACATAGCCTCCGTTCAGACGTGGCTGGTTCACTAACTTGTAGAGTGTTGTACCGACCCGGATAAACTCCTCCTTTTCATTTTTTGTCGTTTTCATTTACATTTCGCTTAAATCGTTAATAACTAACCGTGTGCAAAGCTACGGCAACTCACGCAAAAGCCTGATAAGCAAATCACAGCAGAACGGCGCAAAATTTACATGGAATGAAAAACTTGCTGCGAATTGCACAGGAAATAGGCAATGAGCATATAAAACAAACCCGAAAAGGCATCCGTTATAGGGCTGCTTCTTCGGGTTTTTGTTGGTAAAACGTATTATTGGTAAAACGGTAATACGTTTGTTCAACTGAATACTAATACATTTTATCGGCAGTATGTTTTATCAGCAATCAATTGACAGATAAAGATTTGTCGGTTTCATGATTTCATGTCGCCACATTGTTAGATTCTATGCCTGATAATTAGATGCTTTTGCTCCGTTACTGCTCAGCGAAAAGAAGAAGACTGTTTTCTCTTTTCGCAAGTACAACCTTTCAAGGATGGCATTGCGCATCCGTTCCGCACCGAAACCATTGATGCGGAAAGCAAGTGCAACTATCATCGGAAGATTGAATACATCTGCATGATAGCCGTTCTCCAATCGAATATACTTATGAACCTCGTATTCTTTTAATGCGCCACTCTTGTATATGGCTCTGATGGCAGCACGAAGTGTTGGAGCGGTTATCCCAAACAGTTCCACAAGTTCCGGTTCGCTCATCCAAATATCGGTGGTATTGTTCGGCATGATAATGTTGCCGGATTCACCTATTGTTATGATGCTTCTTTCCATATTCATGCCATTGTTATACCGTTAAATGTTTTACTCAATCTATCACCGAGCATGGTCAGATCGTTGTCAAGTTTCTGCGTGGTAATCTTCGCATAAATTTGAGTTGTGACAATGTTCGTATGTCCCAATACACGGCTTACGCTCTCAATGGGCATACCCATACTCAAAGCAAGGGTGGCAAATCCATGTCTTGCACAATGAAATGATATGTCCTTTGTTATACCACACTCCTTCATCACTTTTTTCAGTGGCTTGCAAATAGACCAATAGTTGAGATTTGGAAATACAAGATTGTCCTCTTGATTGGTCTCGTAACGCTTGATTATCTGTAAAGGAATATCAAGAAGTTTCACCTGGAACGGGACATTGGTCTTGTGACGCTTGCCGATAATCCATTTCTCGCCGTTCACTTCCACGATGTTATCTTTAGACAACTCCTTGATATCCACAAAAGAGAGGGCGGTGAAACTGGCAAATACAAAGATATCACGGATATAAGATAACTTGGCATCGTTGAACTCATGTGTCATCAACGCCTTCAGTTCATCTTCCGTCAGGTACTCACGCTCCTTTACATTCGGGCTGATATGGAATTGGGCAAACGGATTTCTCGGAATCAATCCGTTGAAATGCGCACGCATGACCACACCTTTCAGCCACATACACTTCTCCCATATCGTTCCATTACGTAGTCCAGCCTCTGTTGAGAGGTAAGCGGCAAACTCCTTAATGAAGTCGGGGGTAATCTCCAACATGGACATATCTGTCCGTCTGTAAAAAGACTTTATGAAAGCTGCCACATGGTTTCTTGCCACCACCCGTGAACGGTAGGTTGCTATTGTCCTGTCTTTGCCCACACGTTTCTTAAACACCTCGTTTTCACGGTCAAATGCTTTGAGCAATGTTTCATACTCGCTGCCGATTCCCTGATAGGCGTTACGTACCATTTCCGCAGTTACGAATGCTTCGCGGTCGGAAATACGTTGGTAGTGCTTAATGATTTGCGCCTTGATGTTGTCAAGGGCATGGTTGATGTCCCGTGCCTCCACACTTTTGCCTTTCGCCTTGTTGCCCTTCACGTCCCAAAGGTCTTTCGGGATGCTCCGTTTACAACTGAACTGCGCTACAGTCCCGTTGATTGTCACTCGTCCCATGATGGGGACAATACCGTTTTTCTCCTTGCTGCCATTCACGTAGAACAGCACTTTGAATGTGCTTCTTGCCATACTCGCTGTTTTTGTCTGCAAAGTTATTACTCAACGAGTTAGACCATGTAAGTCAATCGAAGCCATACGGAGACACATTCAATGCCATGTGTTAAAATCACATTTCAGCGGGTAATGATTTGGAGACCGTTCTTCTTCAATATTCCGCTTTTCTTTGCGTTACCCCATTTTTGCCATTGGCACCGTTTGGCGTTATAAACGCTTTTATACTAAGCCATTCAGCGCATTTTCGCCCTTTTCTCACTGCAATTCCAAAGATTTTGTGTAAATTTGCTCTTGAATTAAAACGTTTTACCTCATGGCTAATTTGAACAGACTAAAAGTCGTACTTGCAGAACAACAAAAAACAGGAAAATGGCTTGCAGAACAGATTGGTAAATCCAATTGCACTGTGAGTAAATGGTGTAGTAATTCTGTTCAACCAGACCTCAAAACCCTTAATGATATAGCTAATGTTCTTGATATTGATGTGAAAGATTTGATTGTTAGCAGTAATAAATCTTAAAACAATTTATTATCATGGAAGTAAACAAGAAAGAACTCAAAGAACAAGAGATACGCACCTTGTTCATTACCCCTGCACTCCAACAAAAGGGCTGGGCTGTAAGCGTAAATATGCGTGAAGAGTATTATTTCACGGATGGTCGAGTACTTGTTGTTGGCAACCAACATTCAGTAGCAGAGGGCAAAAAGGCTGATTATCTATTATACCATAATGGTAAGCCCATTGCAGTGGTAGAAGCTAAAGATAACAAACATGCCGTTGGGGGTGGTATTCAACAAGCTATGGATTATGCCCAAATCCTTGACTTGAAATTTGCGTACTCCAGTAATGGTGATGCTTTCTTGGAACATGACTTTATCACAGGGAAAGAAACCGAAATCAAATTAGAGAATTTCCCGACAGAAGAGGAATTATACAATCGTTATCTTGCATCCAAGAACTATACATCGGATGAACTTAACATAATAGAAACACCGTTTTATTATGATGCCCATAGCCATGAGCCAAGATATTACCAACGTATAGCGGTTGACCGTACAGTGGAAGCCATTGCAAGAGGACAACAGCGTGTACTTGTCGTAATGGCTACCGGTACTGGTAAGACTTTCACTGCTTTCCAGATTATCCATCGTCTCCATAAAAGCGGAGCAAAGAAAAAGATTCTTTATCTTGCAGACCGAAATATCCTCATTGACCAAACAATGGTGCAAGACTTCAAACCTTTCAAGAAGTTTATGACTAAGATAACTTCTGTTGGGGAAGGCGAAGAGAAAATTGACTCCTCATACGAGGTATATATGGCGTTATACCACCAACTGGTTGGAAAAGAGGGCAAGCCAGATCCGTTTTTGGAGGTGCAGCCAAACTTCTTTGATTTGATTATCGTTGACGAGTGCCATCGTGGTAGCGCAAAGGACGATTCTGCATGGCGCAAAGTATTGGAGTATTTCAGCTCGGCTACCCAAATCGGTATGACTGCTACCCCGAAAGCTGATGAAGGAGCAAACAACTTGGATTATTTCGGAGAGCCGGTATATACCTATTCCCTTCTTCAAGGAATCCAAGATGGTTTCTTGGCTCCATATCGGGTTACTGCCGACTTCATCAACGTTGATTTGCAGGGCTGGACTCCCGATGAAGGTGAAATAGATTTGTTAGGAAAGGAGATTGAACAGAAATTATATCAAAGACAGAATATAGGTCGTGACCTTGCCATTAAGTTAAGGCGTAAAGTAGTAGCACACAGGATTACCCAAATGTTATACGACATCGGTCGTATGACAAAGACAATCGTGTTCTGTTCAGATATTGAGGAAGCCGCCGAAATGCGAACACTGCTTATCAACATGAATAGCGATTTATGTAAAAAATCTCCTTACTACGTAACACGCATTGTCGGAGAGGACAAAGAGGGGAAGAAGCAGTTAGACAACTTTATCAGTGTTGACGAACCTTATCCGGTAATTGTTACTACCTCCGAACTTCTATCTACAGGAGTGGACTGCAAAACTTGTGGCTTAATCGTCATTGATAAAGAAATTGGCTCTATGACGGAATTTAAGCAAATCATCGGGCGTGGCACACGACTTAGAAAAGACAAAGGCAAGTGGCATCTGGAAATCCTCGACTTCCGCAATGCTACCGCAAAATTCAAAGACCCGTCATTTGACGGCGACCCTGAACCACCCAAAGGCGGTGAAAAAAAGCCGAAGCCATATCCGCCTGTTCCCTCAAATCCTCCAACAGCTCACGAACCTCGTGAAAAGTATCTTATCAATGGAAAGGATATTCGTATTGCTCATGAGATAGTATCTGTTTTGGGAGAGGATGGCAAAACCATGAGAACGGAAAGCGTTCAGTCCTTTGCGAGAAAGCAACTGTTGCGACACTATCAAAGTTTGGATGATTTCGTACAAACGTGGACTGAAGCAGAACGCAAACAGGCGGTTATGGATGAGTTAAAGGAATATGCCATCTTGATAGACGCAGTACGTGAAGCAAATCCGGCATTGAAAGATGCCGATATCTTCGATGTGATATGTCACGTTGCATTTGACCAACCACCATTGACGAGGAAAGAAAGGGCTAACAATGTAAAGAAACGTAACTACTTCGGAAAGTACGAAGGCAAGGCTCGTGAAGTATTGGAGGCTCTTCTTGACAAATATGCGGAGAATGGTATTCTTGACTTTGAAAAGGCAAATATTTTGGAGATTCCTCCATTCAACAGCATAGGGAAACCAACTAAAATCATAAAACTATTTGGTGGCAAAGTCGCTTTTGAACAAGCCATCAGAGAATTGGAATATCAAATATATAAATCAGCTTAAAAATGGCAGTAAATAATATCATAAAGCGAATCCAGAATATCATGCGTCAAGACGCAGGTATCAATGGTGACGCACAAAGAATTGAACAGATGACTTGGATGTTCTTCTTGAAAGTCTATGACACACAAGAAGAAACATGGGAATGGAAAGATGAGAAATACAAGTCCATTATCCCCGAGGATTTGCGTTGGCGTAACTGGGCAATAGATAAAAAAGACGGTGAAGCATTGACTGGAGAAGCCCTACTCTCTTTCGTCAATGAGAAACTGTTTCCTACCTTGAAGAATCTCCCGATAGATGCCAATACCCCAAGAGCTAAAAGCATTGTTCAAGAAACATTTGCAGACTTGAACCAGTATATGAAGAATGGAACGCTTCTGCGCCAAGTGGTCAACATTGTAAACGAAATCGAATTTGACGATGCTGACGACCGTCACACATTCGGAGATATTTATGAGGGAATTTTGAAAGATCTGCAATCGGCAGGAAATGCCGGAGAGTTCTACACACCACGTGCATTGACTGATTTTATTGTGATGATGCTCGACCCGAAATTGGGCGAAACCTTTGGCGACTTCACCAGTGGAACGGGAGGCTTCCTCACCTCGGCACTTAAATATATGGGCAGGAATATTGGCTCTGCGGCAGATGGAGAAAAACTGCAAAATGCCGTTGTAGGTCAGGAATGGAAACCGTTGCCCTACCTTTTGAGCATCACAAACCTGCTGCTCCATGATATTGAAGCTCCCAACATAACCAACTGTGATTCGCTTGGAACGAATGTTACTGATTTCAAGGAAAGCGACAAGGTTGATGTTATCGGCATGAATCCTCCGTATGGTGGTAGCACGGAAGACAGCGTAAAAAGCAACTTCCCAGTACAGTACCGTTCAAGTGAAACTGCGGATTTGTTTATCGCCCTTATCATGTATCGCCTCAAAGCTGGTGGACGGTGCGGTGTGATTATCCCTGATGGTTTCTTATTTGGTACGGATGGAGCAAAACTTGCACTTAAAGAAAATCTCCTTCGCAAGTTCAATCTACATACAATCATCCGTTTGCCGGGTTCTATATTCTCTCCATACACATCTATTGCAACCAACATCCTTTTCTTTAATAATGAAGAAGCCGAAGGTTGCGAAGAAGGATTCAAGACCAAAGAAACATGGTTCTATCGTCTTGATATGCCGGAAGGGTACAAACACTTCTCAAAGACCAAACCAATGAAGGTGGAGCATACCCTACCTATTCAGGAATGGTGGAAAGACAGGAAAGAAATTATCAGTGACGAAGTGGGTGAAAAGAGCCGTGTGTTCACTGCCCAACAATTGATAGACTTGGATTGCAATTTTGATCAATGTAAGTTCCCGAAAGAGGAAGAAGAAATACTCCCTCCAGCAGAACTGCTCAAACAATATTTTGAAAAACGTGCTGCGCTCGACCATGAAATAGACAAAACGCTTTCCGAAATTCAAAAGATTCTCGGCATTGACATAAAATCGTGTAACTGATAATTGTGAAGTGATATGAAAGATTTGACCATCTCAAACATAGAAAGACAAAATGTACTTAACAACCGTTTTGCGGTCAGCAAAGTACAGGAGCATCTTGACATTGAAGGAATGCTCTTTGAGGGAGAGTATCGCTTTACAAAAAAAATGGTTGCCGATTTCTACGAAGTAGAAGAACGAACCATAGAACGCTATTTGGAAAAACATTCAGATGAATTAGCAGCTAACGGTTATGTTTTATGTAAAGGTAAACATCTGAAAGAGTTAAAGTTACAATTTGCTCCCGTCATAAATGTCGGGAGCAAAACGACCCAACTTGGATTGTTTAATTTCCGCTCATTCTTGGATATGGGTATGTTGCTTACAGAGAGTGAGAAAGCAAAAAAAGTACGTAGCCTTATCTTGGATTTCGTGATTACCACCATCAATGAAAAGACGGGTGGCGGAACAAAATACATAAACCGCAGAGATGTACATTATCTTCCTGCTGCAATCACAGAAGAAAACTATCGCAAGAATCTCACTTCTGCCATCAATCAATATGTGGACGGACATCCCACATACAAATATCCTCAAATTACAGACTTTATATATAAGGCTGTATTCAAGGAGAATGCTAAGGAGTATCGGGAAGTATTGAAGTTGGATTCCAAAGACAATGTTCGACACACGCTGTATTCAGAGGTTTTATTGGTTATTTCTTCTTTTGAAAACGGTGTGGGGGCAGCTCTCAGTGAACGGTTTAAAGAAAATGGTGGCAGGTTACTTACCATTGACGAGGTAGAGCGCATTGTGAATGAACTTGCCGAACATCCGATGCAGAAACCTTATTTAAATGATGCCAGAACCAAAATGGCTTCAAGGGATTTCAGTTTCCGGGATGCGTATCATGGTAATATAGCAGATTATCTGCAAGCTGTTACTCCTGAAGAGTTTGAACGATTCATCGGTGACCAGTCTATTGATTTTGACCGTATCTTAGCGGACAATAAAGATGTGCTTAAACGCTTAAAGCAGGCAGAAGATGAGTGAGGAAATTGTTTATATAGACTACGATGAAGCCTTAACCGTCTATGGCAAAATGATTGATGCTAGCGATGGTGGCTTTGAAGGAGTGCGTGATGAAGGTGGCATTCGTGCTACATTGGATTTTGTACAAAATGATTTATACTATCCGACCTTTGCAGAGAAACTGACCTATCTGATGTATAGATTCTGTTCTGGGCATTTCTTCAATGATGGGAATAAGCGTATTGCGCTGACTTTGGGAGCTTACTTCTTACACAAGAATAATTACTACTGGCACGCTTGCATCTGTATGCGTACATTGGAATCTATCATTTATCATGTGGCAGCATCGAATATCAACCAAGATTTGCTGCTACGCATCGTCAATAGCTTTTTGACAAGTAAAGATTATGACGAAGAACTGAAAATAGATATTGCCAATGCCATGAGCAAAGGAGAGTTAGGAATACAAGGGGAGGATTACGAAAAAGATTAAATATGAAAACTATAAAAATTATCTTATTACTGTTCTGTATTATTTTAGGAATTAACGCTAAAGCACAAACAGTAGGTTATACTTATAAAGCACTCGCAGCTGAAGGTTGCAATATGAAATACAGTGTGGCTAAGCAAGACACCATTTATTCTATAGTAGCCACAGTACGTTCAGACAGAATGAATTTCCTCACTAAACCAACCATGAAAATTAGAACATTCACAGGTAAATATCTTGAACTAAGAGGAACTGTGATTGGGAATGGAAGTCAATCTGCTGGTGTTATAAGTGGAAATATTGTAATACCAATCACAGAAATTAGTTCTACTGCTCAATTTAGAATTACTCCACAGCAGTTTGAAATTTTGAATGAAGGTGTGGCAAAAATTCGTTTGTCTATGACTCCTATGAATCATGAACGTACTTTCAAAAAAGATAAGATAGGGAAAAAGTTATATCAGTTCTATCTGAATGAAAAACAAAAAGACGAAAACTTCTAAATCAGTTAGAATAAGATGAACGGAAAACAATTAAAAAACAGCATACTCCAGTGGGCGATACAGGGAAAACTTGTACCGCAAGACCCTAATGACGAACCGGCATCGGTACTTCTTGAACGTATCAGAGCTGAAAAAGCCCGACTGGTCAAGGAAAAGAAAATCAAAAAAGACAAAAACGAATCTATCATTTACCGTGGTGACGATAATTCCTATTATGAGAAGTTTCTCGCTACCGGAGAGGTGAAGTGCATCGATGAGGAGATTCCGTTTGAGATTCCAAA